CGCTCACAATCGCATATGTTGCTCCCGACTCGTTAATGGTCAGCGAGCCGGTCGCTGAAAGGCCGGAATAAGCCTCCCGAAACTCGATCAGCGCATGATCTACGGCACTCCCGCCGGAGTTATCGAATATGGTTTCCGTGTTCTCAGACTGCACATAATAAGCATGCTCAGTCACCTCCACCGCCGTCACCGGCGTCTGATAGGTCACCGCACCACCCAAAAATGTACGCGCCGCGGGAATGCTGCCCTCGGTCTCGGCGTCAAGGAACACAAAATGTACATTGCCGGCTTCTTTGACGATTGATATCCCCAGCGCAAATAACAGCTTATGCAGATTTTTCCTCGCGCTGTCGGCCAGTAGCAGCCCATACACAGCCTGAGCTCCTACTGCCGGGTCAACGGAATAACCGAAAGCATCGCCGATGATCTCAGCAAGCACCACACTCACGGTCTCTCCGGCATACAGACCGCCCAAGTGCCGCCTGCGCTCTAAGGTGCCTACGCCGCTCTGTGCCGTCAGGGCATACGTCCGAGGGTCAATACGCACGGCCTCCTTGAAATACATCTTGTGGCGCGTTGTGTTGTCCTCCAGCACCCACACCGGCGTACCATACGGCACAGCCGACAGATCAGCCGTGATGTCTGCCCCCGCCAGAACATAGCCGTCAGAGCTCATAATCGCATCATAGTCTGCCGGAGCAAAAATGATGTTTACGCCCGAAGTATAATCAACGTCCGCATACATCTCGTCTGCGGCCAGCTCGGAGCCTACCACATCCACCGACTCAACGATTTTGAAGCTGCCTGCTTTAATGTCCGGTCGCTGAAACTCAAAGTCAGGTGCCGCAGGATCAGCACCGATAAGCAATCTAATTGCCATAGCTCACCTCACTCCGGTCTCCTCGCGGGCGACATCGCTACAAAATTAAACGTTAGGTTTTCCCAGCGGTTTGCGTTTTCCTCCATTAGCGTCAACTCATCCTGCCCCTGCGTCACATAGGCCTGAAACGTCAACGTCCCTTGCGCATACGGCACCACCAGCGTATGAGAGTCCACTGGTGCGGAGATCGCCTCGAAAAATGCATCGTAATCCGCTCTGTTGGCGGCATCGGGATCAAGCTCTACCTGATAATTGTAATACGTTCCGATGACATCCCGCTGCATCTCACCGCTCAGCACCCTGCCCGCATTTTCACCGTCAAGGATTGAAAATGAGCGTGTAAGCCGCACAACATGGAGGGTATTATAAGTTACGCCGTCGAGCGTGATCGGATAGCTTATCATGTCAAGTCACCTCCCAGGCTCACGCCCACGCGCTGCGCCTCCTCGTTGTAAGCGTCAAAGATCACGCGGCCCAGCTCATGCCTATCGACCTGCAACACCGCGGTCCGGGATCCTCCACCGCCGCGTTCGCCAAGCACCTGCCGGAAAGCCTGCACGATAGTCTCCAGCGGCGCCTCGATGTTGGTACCGTATCTCTGATCGCCCAGCACGGCAAGGAATTCCCTGTTCGGCGGGATCACCGCGCCCTGCGCAAATGCCGGGATCGGCAGCAAACTGAACATCGGCGACGTAAACATGCCGCCCGAAAAACCGACTCCGCTGGTGCTCCAAGGATCAAGATAGACCGCATTTCCTTGGAATTCACCGCCAGTTGCGCTAAAAAATTTTGTCAAATTGTTGATGGCTGTCTGCAATCCTTCACGCAGACGTTCCACAATGCTCTTGGCCGTACCTTGTGCTGCTTTATCAACACCTATACCGGCGGCATTCATTGCATCGACCTCGACACGGCCAAACTCGATTACATTTCTGGCGGACACCGACAGCGCGTCATAGATGTTCTGCGCCAATCCCTTAACCATACTGCGCGCAGCAGACACCGTACCCGCTTTAGTGCGCTCCATTGCCTCAGTGCTCCCAGCACGGAATTTATCCATGTTTACAGCCGCATTTTCCGCAAAGCCTTCTACTGCGGTAGCCATTTCCCTTGTGGCTCTCGGGACATTGCCTGTTTCCCCGGCATTTTCTGATCGCCAATTACTGATTATCCCGGTATTCTGGCCGAGCTTTGTCGCAGTCTCGTTGTTTATGGCGCTCAGCGTATCGCTTACGTTACCAAGCATGGCCGCGTTTGCGTCCATCACTTCATTTTTTGCGTCTTTGGCGGCAATAGCGATGTTTCCGCTGGCAGTCTGTGCCGCTGTTGCCACATCCGCAGACGCATCAAGCGAAGCCTGCGCCACGCTCTCAATAGACTGCTCAAGCTCTGCATTTGTCGCCTTCATTTCCTCGGAGCTGTCAAAAAACACCTCATTGATTATTACACCGAGCACCGCTCCAAGCGTCAATCCGAACGCCGCACCCCAGAAGCCGCCAAAAGCAAAGCCTACAAGCGCACCAATGACGCCTATCCCTATCGCTCTCATCAGCTTGGTTATCTCACCCTTTGACAGCTCTCCGTCGCCGTCAAAAAGCAGATTACTGATTGTCACGCCAAGCAGCGTCCCAAGCGTCAACCCGAGACCTCCGCCCCAAAAACCGCCGAATGAGAAACCAATTATAGCCCCGGCAACGCCAAAAGCACCCACAAGCGCCTTCTTGGCTATATCCTCCGGTGTCAGATCCTTCCACTTAAAAAAGACATCTCGGAAGGTTATACCGAAGTCCGTGGCAAAGTTCTGCAACCATGCCGGCAACTCAAAGCTCTTGATCGCATCAAACAGCGGTTTTATTGCGCCGCCGGAAGTGCCACCACCGCCTCCTCCGCCGTCAGAAGTCAGCTTATTGATCTCGTCGAAGCTCGCGAGCTGTTTCTCGGCCTTCTGCGCCGCCGAGCCTACACTTTCGATTGCCTGTTGCTCGTTATAATAAGCCTCGGCAGCCGATGCCGCCTCCTCGGCGCTCATCCCGAACAGCGCCGCGACAAAGGTCGCCACCGCTGACACCACCTGTGCAAGCACATTTATAAGCCATGTAAGCGCAGGAATAACTACCTGCATGATCGGATATGCCAGCGTCCTCAACGCCGCCTTAAGCTGTCCTATGGCGGCTGTGGCCTGATCGTTCGCTTTGACGGCGCTCGCAAATCCCGCCCTCAAGCTGCGGAGCGCCTTTGTGATAACGGAAAAGATAAACACGCGCTTTGCCAAGCCTATAATGCGCCGCTCCAGCTTACCAAGCGCCGTGTTCGCAATATTAAACCCGGCAGCAGTCTCTTCCCCCGCCGCTTCTCCGGCCGCGCCCGTGGCCGTCAGACGCGCCGAGAGCTGCCCCGCCTGAGCTTCGGCGGTCTCCAGCTTTGCAGTCGAACTTGCAATACTGCGGTCGTATCCTTCGACCTGCTTCTGCGCCGCATCCCACTGCACTTGCAGGGCCTTAACCGTTTCTTTCTGATCGGCAATCTGATCGGAACTATAAGCCCCTGACGCAGCCGCCTGCATCTCGGCCAGCTTGGCCTTAGCAGCGTCAAGCTGCACTCCAAGCCGCTCCGCCTGTTCCAACAGCGGCAGCCGGGCGGCACTATCTTGCCTTATTCTATTGTTAAGATCATCAATTCTGCGCGCAAGACGGTTAAGCTCTGCCTGCGCTTTACGGTCATCTATGTCAGCTACAATTACAATGGAGCCGTCCGCCGCCATGTCATCACACCCATTCCTTCAGTAATTCTTCTTCCGCGTCTGTCAGCGGCTTCTTGATGTCGATTATTTCTTTATTTCTTCGGTAGAAATCTCGGTCGGCCTTGTCGAGCTTTTTCCCCCGGGCTTTCATGTCCCGGATGCGGACAATCTGTGCGAACAGGCAATCACCTATCCCCATATACGCCGCCAGGAAGGTCCACCAATGCAGCGTGTCCATACCCCGGATATCCTGCCCCACGATTTTGCTTATCGGCGCCGCGATGTACTGAAAATCCTGCGTCCAGCTTACAAGCTGCGGCCCTTTCCGCTTCGGCTCTTCCTCACCGCCGCGAAGGTACCAGAATGCCTGATTGATCGCTTCTTGCCAATGCTCTGGCGGCAATTCGTCAATGTATAGGCACTCCAACACCTCAAGCACCCGGTTGTAATTATCCAGCTCCGGATCGGTTAAGGCGAGGCAGCAGTCCAACGCCACTCGGTAATCTGTGCGTATCGACCACTCCTCGCCTCCCACCTTCAGCGCCGTCGGTAAAGATACGTTCCACGGGGCCGTCATTTTTTGTACTTCTCGCTATACTTGCGGATCCTCTGTTGCGCCAGCTTTTTCTCGCTTGCCGCGCCCTCGTCCATCTTGTCAACGATTGCATACAGCAGATTGGCCCACGCAGGAAATCCGCCGCCAACGGCAAACACTGTCTGCTTGGGAAACAGCGCCGCACACACCGGGGCGTCAAACACGCCGTCAAGGATGTCGCGCATTTCTGCATCAATGGCCATGCTCCGCTTATACACCGCCGCCCAATCGTCAGTTGTGATGCTCTTAAGCTCGCTTTGCTTCGCGTCCAGCTTCTCCGCGGCGTCCATGATCACACCAAAGAACTGCACGTCATACGGATTAAAGGACACCTCAATGTTATGCCCCTTGCCGTCAGACAGCTCCAGCGTCCTTATGCCACTATCGAATATAAGCGCATCGGCCATTGCTTTTCCTCCTTACGATGCCGGCTGAAAGGTTACCACGCCGGTGCTCGCATCCTTGCTCGCGGTCCCCACCGTTCTGGTGCCGCCATAGGTCACGTCAAACGGCATGTTCACCGAGCCGCCGCCTTCACCGCCCAGACCGGACGGACGCACCGCACACGCGGAATATCTCTCCGCGAACGGAGTCGAAGCCGTGCCGGCGTAGAAATGCACTATCAGCATATCCATAGCCGCCAGAGCGGAGTAATCGTGGTCGTGGATCGCTCTGTTCCAGATCAGCACCGCCGCTGCATCCCCGGCGTCCAGCTCGACCGGCTCAAAGCTCTGAGTGATCGTCGGCTTTTTCAGCGTGGTGTAGGTATCACCGAGGATATCGTTCTTGGTCTCCTCCGCCCAGTCAATCTCCATCGAACTATCTTCCACACGCTTGCCTATCGCCGACCACACCGGGGTTGTCGTACCGGTGTTCAGATATGCGATCATAAGCTCGCGGTCAACGGTCTTGCCAGAAGTCGTGTTAAAAGTTAAGTCAGCCACTTCTTCTTCCTCCTCCTCAGTTATTATTTCGTTTTCATCCATTTATATCACCTCATAAATCATTCTCATCAGGATCTGATGATCTTCGTCTCCACTGTCGGTCACACCCAGCAGCGCGGCCCTCGTGGTAGGCTCAACCTTTATCACCCGGATATTCTCGCCGAGCGTCGGAAGATTGTCAATCGCCCAATCTCCGGTGGCGTTCAGCAGCTCATCCGCCTTCAGCCGAGCGTCGTTGCTGTTGCCGGGCTTGATGCGATAAAACAGCGCAAACTGATACTCGCCCTGATGGCCGCCTCCGATGTACCGTCGGGTGATATACGCCCCCTGGATTGCTGTCAGAGCCATGCCCGGCACTATCGGCTGCCCCGCCGAGTTGACAAAAAACTGTTCAAAATTGACGCGAGATATGTCATCCGGCAGGTCCGGGTACGAATTGATCCACGCCATCATGGACCGAGATATTGTCTGTTCTTCTGCCGCAGCAACCAGCTGCTTCTGTTTATCAGGCATTGTTCACCGCCTTTTCAGCTACGCGCAGCCACTTCGGAAGGTTTTCGGCCTTTGACCGTTCAAACCAATGCGGCCCCGCCAACGGATGAAAGTCCTTGTTGTACGTCAACGGCTCCTCTGTCGGCACCAGCACCGCACCCTTGCGATACCGAAAAACCTCGTTGCCGAAGCGGTCCACGTAATGCATCGGCCCTTTGCCCGTTGCCATGTCGACCATTTTGTGCCCGTAATACAGATATCTCGCATCCGGGCCGGGATAGATTACCGTGTTGTCAACTACTCGCGTCCGCTGATCCAGATTTCCTGTCTTAAACGGCACATATGGCGAGGTATCCTTCTTGATCTGCGTCACCACAATGGTCTCAGCTCGGCTCGTCCTGTGGGTTATGCTCGCCGTCAGAGGCACTGTGGCATTGTCAATTACCGTGAATTTCAAGCTCCACCGACCTCCCAGTGTGCCAGCCGCCCGAAGTCCTTATTGTCAACCTTCGTGACAGTATATACACTGTCATATTTCAGATTGATATATTGCTCCGTGATTGGCTTGCCATGTTTGGCCGCCAGAAGATAACCGTCAACCGACAGTATCCCGTCATAATCCGCCGGCGAAAACAGCGGCCACTCGGTCTCAATGACTTCGCCCTTGATAAAGAATGTCCCTGCATCCGCTGAGAACGTCCACAAGCCACTCTTGTTCTCGGCGTTAAAGAATGCCACCGGCTCGACATACGCTTTCTTAGCGCCCGTAAAGCCGTCCACAGCCACTATTCCACGCGGGATGTGAAGCACAACCGCATCAGCAGTCTCCAAACCACTTTCGCGGACATTGCGCCCCTTTGTTTCGTCCACCAGAACGCCGTGCAGAACTGTGACATAGTTGGTGGTCGTCGCCTCAAAGGTCTGCGGATCCTCCTCGGTAACCACGTTGTAAACCGTTACGATATGGGGAAGGACCATATCAGCATCCTCCCCTGTATAACAGCCCCGTGTTACTGAGATATTCCCGCGCCGCTTCGGCATACGCCGCTCGTGCATCTCTGACGGCCGCTGCCGCATTGCCGGACCGGCTGTAATCGCTCGCCGTTGCATAGGTCTGCGACCACGATCCAACCGTCTCACTCTTGACCTCACCCACGTCCGACGCCAGCGCCGTCTCCGTCGCTTTGGCGGCAAGGGCTTTGGCCTGCTCGTCGGCCTGCATCAGCTCAGCCACCGCGCAGCATGCTTTTTTGATTGCCGTCAGAGTGGTGTCATCCGTCACCTCGGCGGCTTTATCTCGGGTGTAGTAGTCCAGGAAGTCCGACGCACGAGACGAAAGGCGCGGAAAATCCGCCTCAGATACTGCCACACCGAAAAACACATCGGTATAGAACTCGTAATCAGCGTACATCTCCGCGCCCTCCCTTACTTTTTCTGTTTTGCCTTTTTGGCAGCTTTTTCGCCGTCCTTTTTGGGCGGCTGCGCTGGCATCTTTACTTTTTTGTTGACATAAACCATCAACATCAACCCCCGGAGCTGGCAACAGTCAGGCCGGACAGATCAAACTCCTGCCGCAGCTTGAATACGCCATCACTCTGAACAACGACCATTTTCTGCGTATCCTTATCGGTAATTTTGAAAACGCCCATCTTATCAGGATCATCAATGATCTCAACGAGACCAGATCCCGCAGACGGATCAAGACCGACTTTGACGCTCGTTGCATCGCTGTCAAGGTTCGTGAATTTGAGGCCAAGGAAATTGCCAGGACCCCAATCCGTTACAAGCTGACCGCTGCTCAGGTAACTCAGCGAGCCGGTGATTGCACCGTCGGCAACCGTAATGCCGCTCTGCATCTGGCTTGCAGTAGTCCCCCAGAAATCGGTCTCACTGGGCGCAGCAGTTACAGTGAGACCCGTTAAGGGTTTGAGCCGTAGGGCAAATAGACGCTGAACGGGAAAGCACTGCTATCAGCAGCATTGAACGCATTGATGGGATTGGGGATCTCCCAGCCAAGACGCATCACAGCGCGCAGGGCTACCATGTCGTTCTGCATCAGGTTATAAGCAATAGTGCCGTCCGTGTTCTGGATCACGCCCTCAGTGAAAACCTTGAAAGTAATGTCCTGGCGCACTGCATAGGTCAGCTGAGAGAAGTCGCCCACAATCATCAGCGCCTCGGTCGGATCAAACGCGCCGTTCATCGGGAACGTCATCTTGATACCATCAAGGGTGTAATCCGTGGAGCCCTGCATATCCGCCTTGAACAGCGGACGCTTGGAGGTGTCCAGCAGCCCACGCAGGGCAGCTCTCATGGTCACAGCAGACATCACGCCGGTGGGCATAAATCCGCTCTGCTCAACCAGCGCGATCAGGCCATTGGCACCCATGATATCCCCATACAGGTCGGGAGTGCTCGCCTGCTCAACATAGTGGCTCGCACTAATAGCGGAAGGCACCAGGCCGGCACGCCAGTTGGTCGGCTTGTTGGTGCCGAACAAAATGGCCGCGTCGATTACCTTGCCGAACGCCTCAGTGATCCGGGGATGGACCTCACCCCAGATGTCATAATCGGCATCGTCCAGCACGGCCTCCGGGATGGGAACGATTACGGCGATTTCTTCGGCGTATATCTTCTTCTTATCCCACGCCATGTTGGTGGTCTTCTTTGCGCCGGTATCGCCGTCAACGAAGTAGGCTATGGGCAGACTGTCCAGCACGTTGAGCGTCTGGGTCTTGCTGCTCATGTTCGGCAGCCGGCGGCCCATCGACAGCACCGCGCTCGACTCGGTGGCTCCCTGGATTATCTCACGGCTCACGGGCTCGGGAATAAGCCCGGAAAGATTGCTTCTGCTGATTATGTTAGCATCAAGTGGCATTATATTCTCCTCACTTTCTCGCGCCTCTTATAAGCGCATTCATTGCATCATTCGGTGTCGATTTTTGGCCGCCACCAGACAAAGGAGCTCCAAAATCCACCCGGGCCG